ACTGCCGGCCTCGACCTTGCGGCAGCGTTCGAGGGCCAATTCGACGAAGCCGGCGAAGCGACAGGCGTCAGCCTGCTCGAAGGATTCAACAAACAAATCGACCAGGCTAACTATTTTGGGCAAGTCCTTAACGCAATCGAAAAGCAAGGCGCAGACAAGTCACTAATTGACCAAATAGCGTCCTTAGGCCCGGTTACGGGCGCGGCACTGGCACAACAAATGATCGACGACGGGCTAGTGACCACGCTTAACGACAAGTGGATGACCGTGCAGGAAACCACTAAAGGTCTCGCTATGGGTCTTGTACCCGAGTTCGTGTCCGCTGGGATTGAGTCGGGCGCGGCAGCCATTGACGGGCTAGCCACACAACTCGCCAAAGAGGGTAAGCGGCTCACGAAACTGGGTAAGCGCATGGCTAAGCCGGTAGGGTCAGCGTTCAAGTCGCAACTCGCCAAAGACATCGCCGAAGCGATAGCGAACGTCGAAGCGGCCGGGTCAGCGGCCCGAGCTAGTGCCATAGCCAAAGCCGAAGCACAACAGGCAGCCGTTACACAACAGCAAGTCGCCCTTGCAATCGGCAACATTATTAGACAGTCCGATGCCCGGTCAGGTACACAGGTCAGCCCGGTGCTCGCATGAGCGAAAACATTACGATAAGCCTCGCCGGGTCACCCGTCGACGTCGCTAACTTCGATTTTCAAGTGTCAATAAGTCACGGGCGAGCCGACGTCATGGCATCGCCTACCGCGTCAACGTGTCAAATAGTTTTGCGTGGAGCGGCAGGCCCCCAGCTCGAATTGACGGACGAAATCGTCATTACGTCCCATAATCTGCCACGGTTCACGGGCAAGATTAGTGATCTTGACGTGTCTTTCATAGCGACGGAACCACCCCAGGCAATTACTACGATTACGGGCATGGGCTACCTTGCCGACCTCGGTTATGTTGAAGTGGGCGCGTCCGGGTGGTCACAGGAGACCGTGCGGCAACGGGCCGAAGAAATCTTGACGGCTAGCGGCTTGGACTATCTGAACGGCGGAGACCCGGATATAACGTTGCATTCACTGTCCGCGGGTAACGCGGAACCTTCCACGGCCCTCGACGGTCTCGCTAGTCTCGCCCAATGGTCAGGCGCGACCTATTACGACGACCCGCAAGGCCGTATCGTGTTCGAGGATTACGGGAACCGTGGCATTACAACGTTCGCCGGCACATGGTTGAACCAGACCGACACTTGGGCGGCCACAGGTGGCACTTGGGATTCCTTCCCCCTCACTATTGCCGGGTTCACCCTCGACGTCGACGGAGTCGTATTTAGTCCGGTGTGGTCGAAAAGCCTAGGCTCGGTCATCAATGACGTCACAGTTACTTATCATTCCGGTGGTGGTGGCGGTCACGGCGCAACCGGTGAAGTGAATCAAACAGATTCAGCCTCGATCACTGCCTACGGGCGACGCGAATACCGGCTTGAGACCGAGATCAAAACCTCGACCGATGCCACTACCCGGGCGGCTGGGATCATTACTGCGCAGGCGAATCCATTGTGGAACCTTGGGCAGGTAAGCATCCTTGCCCACGAATTGTCCGAAACCGACCTTGATAAAGTGTTGAAGCTCGTGTCCGGTGCGCTCGTGATTGTGACGGGAATGCCCGTGACCGGGCCGTACTCGGAGTTCAACGGCATAGTGGAAGGCTGGACGGACTCGTATAACAACGGTCAACACGTCCTCACACTGTCACTTTCTGACCCGCGATTTAGTTACCAAATGCTAGAGTTTGGTGAAGTGACGGGCACAGTAACGTGGGCGGATGTTGGCGCGGACGCCCAATGGTTTGAGATAATTACTAACGACGATCTGATAGGAGTATAGACATGGCAGTTACACCGGTATACGCAATTCCCTATGTGGAGTCCAGCGACCTAGTCGCTAACTACCCGGGGGTCTCGGAGTCACTTGCGGAACAGGTCGAGGACAAACTGCCGACCTACTCGGCCACGGCACCTAGTAGCCCGTCCGTGGGTCAAGTGTGGATAGATTCAAGCGGGTCACCCATAGGAAAGGTGTGGGACGGCTCCGCGTGGACAATTTTTAGTGGTGCCGGCGCGGCGAACTTCAGCGACACAGCGACCGGCACATACACCGACGGCGGCATAAATTACAAATACATAATTTACACGGGCACGGGCACTCTCACTATTACGGCGGCGGGCTTCGCTGACCTTTTGATAATCGGCGGTGGTGGCGGTGGTGGTAGTCGATCCGGTGGCGGTGGCGGTGCAGGTGGGTATCTTTCGTTAAATAATGCTTACTTTGTTACGGGTACGCATACAGTAGTCGTCGGTGGCGGTGGTCTTGGCAGTGTTGGAGTTAACGAAAACGGTTATACAGGCGTCGCCTCTCGCGTTTACCAATTTTACGGCGATGGCGGCGGTGCTGGTGGTGGCTACAACACTGCGAAAGGATTCGATGGTGGCTCCGGTGGTGGTGGCGCAGGTATAAGCAGCGCAGGGCCGTTCCTCGGAGGGACTGCCACGTCGGGACAAGGCAACAACGGTGGGCAAAGCTCAAGCGCGGCAGCGAACTTCCCAGCTGGTGGCGGCGGTGGTGCTAACGCAGCAGGTGGAAACGCAACGGCAACCGTGGGCGGTGTCGGTGGTGCCGGCGAATCGTCGTCAATAACTGGCAGTTCAGTCACTAGGGGCGGTGGCGGCGGTGGCGGTGCTTTTGGTGGCACAGGCGGTGCTGGTGGCTCCGGTGGTGGTGGTGCGGGTGTTAGCACTAACACGACAGCAACAAGCGGAACAGCAAACACTGGTGGCGGTGGTGGCGGTGGCGGCACCCCCGGACTAGGCGGCGCAGGCGGCTCCGGAGTCGTAATTATAAGGGTGATGGTCTAAATGGCACATGCAGCAAAAATAGTCAGCGGCATTGTCCGTGAAGTAATTGCCGTGGACAACGACAAACTACCGAACGGCGGCGAGTTCACCCCCGAAGTAGAAGCGGCACTCAACGAATACCTACACGGGTGCGGGCTTGAAGGTGAATGGAAACTAACGTCGTATAACAACAATTTCCGTGGCATTTACGCGGGCATCGGATTTACATACGACCCAGACCTAAATGAGTTCATAGCACCAACACAACCCGAGGAGCCCCCAAGTGAGCAAAATTGAGGAAGAACTACACGAGGACACAGCACCGGAAACCGAAGCAAAGCCCGTGAAAAAAACAGCACCAAAACCGGCCAAAGCCGCCACACAAACAGACCGAGCCCGGGCAGTAGTCCGCGCCAAACTCAAAGGCTAACGCGTGGACGTCGGCGACACAGTAGGAATCGTGGCAACAGTGCTGGGAATCCTCGCCCTCATGGGAACAGGCCTAGTGTGGCTCATTCGTAACGTGGTGCGCGACGAAATCAAAAAAGCCACTATGCCAATACAGCCCGGCTACCGGAACGGCGGCGAATCACTCGCCGACCTAGCCCAGAAAGTCGACCGGCTCATAGCCCGAATGGAGAACACACAATGATTAAAAAATGGCTCGCCGAAACGTGGGAAGGCTCACTTGTAAAAATTGCGGGTGGAGCTGCACTAGGCGCGGTGCTCTCATGGCTCACCACTGCGGACGTTCACCCGCTCATTGTGGCACTCGGTGCCGCAGTGATCCCGGTGATCATTAACGCGCTTAACGGTGACGACCCGCGCTACGGAAGGCACAATAATGCCGAAACTCTGTAAAGGTGGTGCCCGCCTACGCGACCAGATAGACCACAGGTGGCCTAAACGCTCGAAGCGTAGCGACGGCTGGGTAGGGGACAGCGACCATCAAGCTCGAAAGTCCGACCATAACCCGAACAAAGCCGGCATCGTTCACGCCATAGACATCGACGAGAACATGGGAAAAGGGAAGAACCGTAACGGGCGCACAGCCCGAATCCTTGCGAACCAGTTGCTCGACTATGGATCCTCAAATCTACCCGGTGCTAACCGGCTGAAATACGTCGTCTACGAGAACCGGATAGCGTCCGGGACGTACCGCAAAACGTGGTGGACATGGCGACACGGCAACTGGGGCCACACAGCCCACATACACATATCCTTCACAAGCTACGCAGACCGCGACGGGTCAGTATTCCCACTACCAATCTTGACGCGTTCACCGATCAAAAAAGCAAGATGGACACGCGACCTACGGAAAGCACGAAAAGCACGAACATAGGCGGTACTCTGACCCTCGAAAGGGGAACACATGACCGAATATATTAAACCCGGCGAGGCCGCCGAATTGCTCGGTGTAAGCCGTGACTCGATTAGACGGTACGCGGACGCGGGCCAGATAGACGCTATTACCACACCGGGCGGACAACGAAGAATCAACCTTGAATCTGTGCATTCGTACACGGGGAAACGAACCCGGATAAGTAGCACGGTCACAGTCATCGAGCCGGCATGTTAGGCGAGATCGTGTTGTGTGCGGCGTTGATCACGGCACCGGCTTGCGTGGCTAACTCCGATCAAGCTAAAGACTGGAAAGGCCACGAGCCTAGCCTGTACACGGGGAAGCATTACCACAAAAAATGGGCACAGGTTCGCAAGTGCATAATGCACAGGGAATCCCGGTCTAACTATAGGGCCCGGTCGTCGATTAGTACGGCATCCGGCGCATATCAATTCCTGGACTCACAATGGCGGGTAAGCCTTACGTGGATGATGATTAAAGAGTCAAAAGCCACGAACGACGGTTTAATAGCAGACATTAAAGCTCTACGGGAAAAGCCGATCCAAAAATGGAACCGCTACTACCAAGATCGAGCGTTTTACACGGCGTGGGACAATGGAAGGGGCGCGGATCATTGGAACCTGACGAGACACGGATGCTGACCAGTTACCACGTATTCGAGATGAATGACCTCGACGTGCATGGGCAGGTGCTTATCGTGCTTAGGGACGGTAAACCGACCCTAAGTTATCGGGAGTTTATGTCGCACAGGTGGAGCCCTGAAATCATGCCTAACACGCCGAATCTGTGAAAGTGCTTGACAGTGCGCCACCGGATCATAAAGATAAGGCCACGGACATACCAGCGGACGGGAAGCCGCAGACCTCGACCATATGAGAGC